ACAACATTGAAATGTTAGTTTCAATATTATTAATTAAAGCAAGTTTTGATAATTCATGACAAGCAAATGCATACCAGGCATCGACTCTTCCATCAAGAGACGGAGTGCCAATTAAAACACGCATCGGCATTTTTTCATTTTTTTCCGATGTTTGCTTAATTTTCATTGTTGTTTTTAAATTGTGGTTTTATTTTAATAGTTTTAGGGACTACTTGTTGCTTTAATTAATCCCTAAAACACATAACAATTAACTTAAAGTATTAATATCAAAATTATCTTCGCGTTGTTCCGTGGGAGGGTTGACAATGCTAGCATACATGCTGTCAAAAACTTGATCTAAGTGTGCAGTACTGCACATACCAAGAAGTTCTGCCCTGGTGAAACCAGTAGGAACTTTATTAAGATACTCAACATCAACCTGTTTGCTAAAGTCACGAGTTAAATCGTTACAAGTGTAAACAATAGTTAAATCCCATTCTTTAACTTTGCCGTTGGTTTTAACGGTTGGAATTGCTTTTGAAAGTGCTTTAGTGGCACCACTTGCATATTGGAAAGTCATAAATAAATCCTTTTGCAATTTCTATTGTAGCTAATACTATGGCTTTATAGGCCAATTAATATTCCAAGGAAATCCAGTTTGTTGTGTAATATCCCTTAATGACTGGCGATAAGTAAGCCAAAGAGCAGAGTCTACGGGAGAGTCTGGAAGTTGTGTCCAGTCTGAATTAATTAAACAACGATTTCGTTCTGCGCGGATATTAGCGCTGGCTTGTTCTTCAGGTAACTCTTGTAGTTGCCACGTCTGAGTCCATGTGCCATCAATAAATTCTACGCTTTGCTTAACGCGGTGCGTTTTATTATCAAAATCAGGAGTTGCTGTAGGCGTAACTGGATATACGTCAAAAGCAGAAAGTGCATCTTCGGTTATAGGATTTGGAAAAGAAATATTGGGATTTTCTTTTTTAAGATCACTAATATTATATGGAAACTTAGAAACACTATTATTGACAATTTTTACATACATAATAAAACTCCAAGAAAAAAATTAAAGGTCATAAGACCAAATAACGCCCTCATTGTAACCAGTAATATACATTTTGGTTCCATCGTCTTTAAAAAATAATCCCTCTGGACGTGACTCTTTCACACTTACACTAAAATTTTGTAAATAACTAGCAGTAGAAATATCCCATGCAGTGGATAAATCATATTCATATACAGCGTCTCCACCGGTGCCAATAATATACATCTTAGTTCCATCATCTTTAAAAAATAAATCTTGTGGATCTGTGTCTTGCGCACTTACACTAAAGCTTTGTACATAACTAGTATACTGAACAGACCATGCACTGGGGGAATTATATTCATATACAGCGTCTCCACCGGAACCAACAAAATACACTTTGGTTCCATCGGGTTTCCAAAATAATCCATTTGGAAGTGAGTCGTATCCACCTATATAAAGACTTTGATTATAACTAGCAGTAGAAATATCCCATGCAGTGGATAAATTGTATTGTAGTATCCTGCGTTGACCATTTCCAACAACATACATTCTCATTCCATCAGGTCTAAAAACTAATCCCCTTGGAGATGGCTCGTAGTATAAACCCGAATTTAAATTATAATTTTGTACATAACTAGCAGTAGCTTGATTCCAGGCAGTGGATAAATTATATTCATATACATTGTCATCAATATAGTTAATAGTATACATCTTAGTTCCATCGGGTTTTAAAAATACATCAGAAAGTCGATCTTCTTGTGTTGGCTTATAATAATCTGAAGTTGGGTAAGTAAAAGAAGCCGTTGAAAGATTCCAGGCCGTAGATAGGTCGTATGCGAATACCTTATCTTCAAAAGTGCCAATAACATACATCTTAGTTCCATCGCTTTTAAAAAATAATCCAGCTGGAGATCCTTCTTGCGCACTTACACTAAAATTTCGTACATAACTAGCAGTAGAAATATCCCATGCAGTGGATAAACTATATTCATTTATATCGCCTCCAGAACCGCCAACAACATACATTTTGGTTCCATCAGATTTAAAAAATAAATCCATTGGTAATCCTTCTTGCGCACTTACACTAAAATTTTGTGAATAACTAGCAGTAGAAACATCCCATGCAGTGGATAAATTATATTGAACTACATTGTCTGAATTAAAGCCAATAATATACATTCTGGTTCCATCAGGTTTAAAATATAATCCAGTTGGATATACCTCTAGTCCAGTTACACTAAAATTTTGTAAATAACTAGCAGTAGAAACATCCCATGCAGTGGATAAATTATATTCATTTACATTGCCTGCACTATAGCCAATAACATACATCTTAGTTCCATCGCTTTTAAAAAATAATCCCTGTGGAGTTGTTTCTTGCGCACTTACACTAAAATTTTGTATATAACTAGCAGTAGAAACATCCCATGCAGTGGATAAATTATATTCATATACCTTGTCTAAACCGTAGCCAACAACATACATTTTGGTGCCATCGCTTTTAAAAGATAATCCAGTTGGAGATTTTTCTTGGTCACCTACATAAAAATAATTTAATGGTGTACCATTGTAACTAGCTTTTGATAGATCCCAACCCCCTACTTGACTGCCAGCTGCAGCCAATAAATAAGATGCAAGTAAACTCATTATGCAAAGCTCCCGCCATATGCACCATAAAGTGTGGTGCTGAACTTCCAGAATACTAGTATATCATCATCAGTAAATGTTGGAGCAGTGTTACCAGCAGAAGTAACCCAAGTAATTGTGGGCCATGTCAAAGTATAACTTGAACCAGAAATCAAATGTAATACGACAGATTCACCAGAAACTAAGGCTTCAGTAAATGTTGTATTTGCACTTATTGTTCTAGATTGAATACCCCCATTGGCTGGATTTATTTCAGTACCTGTTATTACTGCGGTTGTTTGTGCAAATGCATTACCGCTAACAACACCTGCACTATCAACATAAATTCTTTCAGTAGAACCAGCACCAATTCTAATAATTCCTTGATCGCTTGATGAACCTGATATCTGTCCAATAATAGTATTATCACCTGAAACAATAGAATAACCTGCTTGATAACCTATTCCAATATTTCCCGATTTAGTAGTACTATAAAGTGCTCCATAACCAACTGCAGTGTTCCAAGATCCTGTACTGTTTTGATCTAATGCTTGATAACCTACGGCAGTATTATAAGATCCTATAGTGTTCCTATCTAATGCTTCATAACCTACTGCAACATTTCTTTGTCCAGTTGAATTCCAATTTAACGCATACGCACCTACTGCAGTATTTCTGTCTCCAGCTGTGTTATTGTCTATTGCATTATAACCTACTGCAGTATTATAATCTCCAATACTGTTAGCATATAGCGCAGCCCTACCTAGTGCAGTATTCCCGAGTCCAGTTTTATTAATAGCGAGTGCATCACTACCTACTGCAGTATTATATGTTCCTGTAGTATTGAGCTCAGCTGCCCTTGTGCCTATCGCAACATTTAATTGAGCAATGTTATTGCGCATTGCTCGGTAACCTACTGCAGTATTATCATTTGTATTAATATTTAAGCCTAACGCTTGAACACCTACTGCAACATTTCTTATTCCTTTAGTATTACCGGATAAAGCATCATAGCCTATTGCAGTATTGTCTGCTCCAGTCGTATTAACAGTAAGTGTTTTATAACCTACTGAAGTATTTCCTGTTCCGGTAGTATTAAATCTTGCTGATTGATAACCAATTGCAGTATTATAACTTACTACATTATCTCTTAATGCTTCATGACCTAATGCAGTATTGGAATTTCCTGTACTATTGGTATATAGCGATTTATAACCAAATGCACTATTTCCATTGCCTATAGTATTAGTAGCTAGTGCAGCATAACCAAATGCATCATTAAAACGTCCTGAAGTATTGGCAGTAAGGGCATAACCACCTACCGCAGTATTTCCAGTACCATCAGAAGTAATACCTGTTCCAGCTCCTGCACCTAATGCAGTAGTAAAAGGTGCGGCATTATCTGTTATACCACTAAGACTTGCAACTGCACCCCAACTTAAATTACCAGCTGCGTCACTTAATAATGCATCTCCAGAAGTAGTTGCATCAGCAGCTGGTAATACCCAAGTGACATCAGAAGCAACTACATTGGGAGATTTAAAAGCAACCCAATTAGATGAATCTCCGTCATATAATTTAATTTCACCTGTTGAAGGTATATTTAATTCATTAAAATATCCGGTATCTCCTGTAACAGTAGTACCGCTAACAAGCGTAAATACACCAGTACCACCAGTTAAGCTACTAAAATTACCAGTAGCTCCCGAAACAGTAGTACCGCTAACAAGCGTAAATACACCAGTGCCAACCGTTAAATGATCAAAGGTACCTGTTGAATGCGTTACACTTCCTGCTGTAATACTTTCACCAGAAATAATACCTTTGACTTCTAAATTAGTTCCATACCCATAA